TGTAGAACCTTTTCATACGACTCCCCTTCCAGGAAGTGCCCCCACCCCTAAGAATCCTTCGATTCTAGTTGGTTGGGAAAAGTAACGCATCCCCCTGTAGCACGTAGTGGCAGCCCAAAAACTTGCCCCATATTGAGAACAATTGAACCAGGGACCGCTCCCAGGCGTTGCTGGCGTGAAGTCGAAGGAAGCGCCCACCGCGCCCTCGTTGGCCGCACTGACACGCCCCACGGGCCGGGGCTGGCCGTCTGCGGTAAGCAGCCCGCTCAGGAAAGCAATGTGAGCGGTAACCATCTGGAGTAATACACCCCGTAGGTTAATGTCTTGCACGACGCTACAGTCCGTATTGTTCAAATACAAACCAGCTTCTGCAAACATGCCGGAAAAAATAGATGGGTTGGCGTTGTACGCAGCCGTGAACTCAGGATAGCGACCTAAAAAAACGGCGGGATTGAAGATAGCAATCACGAGGTGGCCTGCTCCAGGGTAACTCCGTCAATTTTGGCTGCCATTTAAATCTCCTTAGTTCCCATCGCAGTGATAGAAGAGGTTGCCGGTCAGCGCCGGGAAGGTGAACGTCACCGCCGTGTTACTCTGTGCTGTTACGTAAGGCTGTGTGGCGGCTACGCTGGAGTTGGCTACGCAGAAAGCAGCGTTTGTCCATCCCGAATTGGCAAAAGTGATAGTGACGGACGTTGCCGCGCTCAGGCCAGTGATCTCGCCGGCTGCATTGGTGGAGTAGGCTGCGATAGTTCCCGCTGAGGTTATGGGCGCTGTTGCTGTGATGTGCTGAGTGCCATTCAGCCACGTTCCCACCGTTGTGGTGTTGCCCAGCGTTGTTGTGTTGCTGCCGTGGCCGATTGCGGCGTCTCCAATCACCGTCTCATTCGTGTCGCCATTGGCAAGAGGATAGGCATTATTACCATCATACACTGAGTTAGTGCTGGTTTGATTGGCAGTTACGCCATCCGCGATGTAATGTCCCGCCCATATCCCATTCGCGGTGTTGGCGGTGCCAGTGGTGTTGGCGGAGAGCGCCTGGAACCCATTCGCGGTGTTGTCGGAGCCAGTGGTGTTGGCGGAGAGCGCCTGGAACCCATTCGCGGTGTTGTAGGAGCCAGTGGTGTTGGCGGAGAGCGCCGCGAACCCACTCGCGGTGTTGTCGGAGCCAGTGGTGTTGGCGGAGAGCGCGAATATCCCATTCGCGGTGTTGTAGGAGCCAGTGGTGTTGGCGGAGAGCGCCTGGAACCCATTCGCGGTGTTGGCGGTGCCAGTGGTGTTGGCGGAGAGCGCCTGGAACCCACTCGCGGTGTTGTCGGAGCCAGTGCCCGTCAGGTTTCCCGATCCACCAGAGTAGTAGTTATTTAGCGATGTCTGCGATTGGAGAGCGGGAACCCCATTTAACAAAACACCGTTCGATCCTATAGTCGTGGGTGTCAGTGCGCCAAGAATGAGCGTGCCCGGTGCGCTCACTGCCTGCGTACTGCCGCTGCCTGTCACTGTCCATCCGGGAGGAAGGCTGGTAAGGTTGCCATTGGCATCGCACAAAATTGGGTAATATGCTGAACCGTTTGACCCGTACAGAGCAACCCCAGGCGGAGGAGCTTGTACTGCATTTCCTCCCAATGAAGATGTAGCCAATAGAATCCACGAATTCCCCGACTTGTTCCAGCAATATCCCGAAACAGACGGAGCACCGTTAAACGAAAGCGCCATGACAGAAGAAGAGGAAAGCAGCGCAAAAATTATCAATCGCAGCATCTTCATCGTTATTCCCTCGCCGAATCAGGTTTCACGCCGCCGGCCGTCTTTGCCATCTGCTCGAAGCCGGTCTTTTCATTCTTGAGTTCCTTGGCTTTGGCTGAGGCTTCCTGCTCCGACTTCGCCTCGAACACTGCGCGGGTCTTGAGCGGAGGGAAGCCGACGTATGCCGCCTTCCATGCCGCCCAGAACTCCGCATCCACTTCAGTCGTTGCAAACATCTTCGGAGGAAGATACAAGCCGCCTTCAGTAGGGGCGGAGGACGTGCCTGCGAGTTTCACGGTCTGATCTCGCTTCGTCGGATCGGGGTTGTGGAGAATCAAACCGTTTGGAAGCCTGCAACCGATGAGAATTGTTTCGCGTGCCATGTTTCCCTTTCAAGGAGCGGCGCTAGGCCGCGCTGAGGGGCACCGAAGTGCCCTCCTGTTGGATTAAGGCGCATCACACGCCGAGTAGGCCGCACACGAGGAACGGGCGATAAATAATCGTTCCAAAGGTCCCTTGGCTCTGCTTCTGCTTGAAGCTCGACAGCTCAATCTTGATCGGATGCGCCCGCAGCTTTTCAGTAAAGGCGGTGGTTGCCGTCCTCTGCCCCTGCATTTCGTCCGCGATCAACTGCACGAGGTTCCCCGATGCGGTCTGATATTCCGGGGCCGTCTCGATCTTCATCTTTGGGAAATTCTTCTTCAGCATGTCCTGCACATTGACGTTGAACGAAGAGGTCAAGGTCAGATACACCTGCGACTCAGGAGACATTGCCAGCGTCATAGGAGAGGCCATGTCAAGCTCGACAAGACCGTTGGCTTGCGCAACAAGCTGGCCATACAGCGCCTTGATGTCGTTATAGACCCAGACCGCGCCGTTGGGATCGGTGGCTTTCTGCGCCCACGTGACGAGCGTTCCCGCAGCGATGGGAGCAATCGGGGCCGACAGCGAAGGATCATTGAGCAGGCCATAGTTCGCCAGCCCAGCAACACCTAAGAAGTAGCTCTTGTTCTGAAACTTGTTCAGCGTCAGAACCGAAGCTATCCGCTGACGGTTGGCCCAGTCGATACGCGCGAGGCCCATCTTGTCGAGTTCACGTTCGCCCCACTGCGTGATGACCTGGTAGGTGTACGACTGGCGCTGAACCCAGTTCACGTTCGCGCCAGCGACGCCCGTCTCGGAATAGTCGCCGTACGAGGAAACCATGCCGGTCGATTCAACGATGGGGAACATTGCAGTCTCCATCGTCCAATCGCCCTTTTTGGTCTCTTCGCCAACAATCTCCGTCGCCTTCATCGGGGCCACAAGGACTTCAATCACCTTGGGGTCGATGTAGGTTGATAGAAACGCAGGGATGCCGCTGTTCGAGATAGTCACCAGGGCAGGTTGAGCATCCATAGCCAGCCGACCACCGCGTTCCTTTTCGGTCTGCTGCAACTGGGCATCAACCCCCATGAAATTGATGCCCCACTTCTGCGATACTGATTCAAGATGACGGTCCATTACGCACCCCATGTCGAGATTTGTACCAGTTCGCCGACGTTGCAAACGGACTGGGCTGTAAAGTTGGTGAGGATTCCTCCCGCAGTTACGACAACCGTTCCGCTGGCAGTGTAGGCTGTGCCCGGAATGTTGAGGTTATAGAGTCCAACCCCACCAAGAGTGCCGCTGATGAAGGATTCAATACTGCTCCCAGCCGGGATTCCACCGGTGGCTGTGATGGGCGCGCCAATCGCCAGTGTTCCGGTAATAGCGGTAATGTCCAGCACCGTTCCAAATGTGGTGACGCCGGTTGCGCTGGCCACATACTGAGTTCCGGGCGAGCTGACGGTATAGACGCCCGCAGTTGCCACGCCGCCACCGCTAACCACGCCAGTCACAGTGGCAACAATCGGGAAGCCTGTGCCGCCGCTGATAGTATCGCCAACAGAAACGAGACCGGTTGAAACAGTGACTTTGACCACATTTCCGAAAGTGGTGATAGTCGCCGCCGCCGCTGTGTTCGCTTCGTTCAGCGTATATACTCCCGCGCCACCCGATGTCCCACTCACAAAGCCGACAATCTGCGTCCCAGCGTTAATGCCGGCGCCGGAGATTGTATCGCCAATTGAAACCAGACCAGTGACAGCAGAGAGCGTGATCTGGTAGGCGTTGCCGACTACCGCAGTGCCAGTGCTGGTGGAACCCAGCGAGGCGGTATTGGTTGAACCGAGAGTCGCCGTAACGCTCGAAGGAACAGCCGGAAGCGAGGCTGCGCCCGGCAGAACCGATCCATCAGCATAAGCCGCATAGATCGCTTCATTTATGGTAGTGGACGATGTACCCGCATTGGTTGCCAGGAAATCTCCTGCAACCATCAGCGTCACAGGGAAGCCCGGAGGAATGATTGATCCAGCGGCTTGCAAATACTGAGTGAGCAAGCCTTGCTGCTCCCGATGAACGAATCCCCTCGGGAGGGTTCCGGCCTGACCGTAGTTGGTCACTGTGCGATTATCGGATTCTACCCATGCAAATTTTCCGATAGTAACACCATTCGGACCCGCGATGAACGCCCCTGTCTCTGGCGTGAGGGCGGTTGACCGTGGATTGGCGCTGGCAAAGTCTCCCGCAACCCCAAAAGGGTTCTGCTGGTTGACTCGCGTCTGAAAACTACCGATTAAAGGACTTCCCATGATTCTCTCCTCACATCACCTGAATTTGACGGCCTGCGCCGGTAAACTTCTCTTCCACTGAAACCGCATCGAACGCCACTCGCGGCGCCGGCTTGGGCGCCTGATGCGCCAGATTGAATAGAGCCCGAAGGGCTGGGACGCCGGTCACGTCCTTGTGATCGACCTTCATCTGGTCGAGCGCGAATCCGTAAATGCCTTCCGCCGAATCCTGGGCCAGCACGTCACCCACGACCGTGCGAACAGCGCGGTGGGCTTCGGCGGCGGCGCGAAGGTCAGCCTTGAACTCGTCCATCGCGTGCTTCATCTTGTCCTCGGCCTTCTTTTCTTTGTCTTCCTCGGGCTCGGCATCGCGGGCCGACTTGCAATCACCACACATGCAGCCCTTAGGGTGATCCGCTTCCGCGTCCTTCGCCTTGCGCAGACTGGCAGGCATGGAATCGTCGCCAGGGTCATCCGCGGTACCATCCTTACGCATCTGCGTCCAAGCGGCCTTCTCTTCGGCAGTCTGTGCATCTGCGGCAATACGATCCTTGGCTTTCTTGCCGTCTTTGGCTTTCTTGTCCTTGGCTTCCTTCTCTTCGCGATCCTTCTTCTCAGCCTTGGCTTCCTTCTCTTCGCGATCCTTCTTCTCAGCCTCGGTTTCCTCTTCGAACTCCGCGTCCTTGGCAGCTTGCATCGCGGCAACGGTTTCCGGCTTGCGAAGCTCGGCGTCCATTGCCAGGAGCTTGGGTTCAAGCGCACGAAGATCACATTGCTTGCGCGTCAGGCCGATCACCAGAGGCTTGAGGGCGGAGTCCGCTGCCAGCTTGGGCGATGCAGCACAGAGAATTGCGTAAAGAGCTTTGCCAAATTTCGTTTCCATCTTCATCTCCAGTTTGCTGTCCGCTGCCATCACATCTGACCCGGCGCGGCCTGATTTAACCAACGCAACATGATTCCCCTGAATATCCCTCATGACCCCGTCGTACCGCTGCCCCTCGTACATCCCCGGCGTCATGTCTGCCCGGTAACTGTAGGAACATGACAGTTCCCGCACGGTATCCGTTTCGATGCCCGCTATTGCTTCCGCATCCCAAACGCACAGATCGGCCATCAGATACGGGGCTACAAACTCCACATCCGAGCCGACTGTACCCGCGATTGAATCCTGTTTGGGATCGTCCGCGCTCACTGCGATGTGTTTGAACATCAACTGTTTTGTTTTGAACGATGGAGCCGCCTTGGCGAGTTCTCCAGGGTCGCGCAGAAGATAATAGATGCGCTCCGGCTCCAACCCAAGCTCTTCCGCTTTGGGAATCTCTCGACCGTAATAGGGGTTGACCGTCGCCTTGGAGATGGGCGTGCGTTCGATACGCAACTGCCCGTTGGCCTCGTAGTGCCGGTTCTTTAATGACGAGTCGCAAGCGATCTCCATAGTTCGTCTCGCTTTAGAGAAGCATTATCAAAACGCGAGCACAAGATAGGTGTTGACAAAAGAAAGGCAGGACGTGTAATATTTGGTCGTGCCACCATTACGTCGAAGTCGCTGTATTAACGGACACCTGCTCAAAACGATCAAGAAGCGCCAACGCTGCCCAATCTGCCAGTCCAGGTACCTGCGGGAGTGGCGGGCGAAACAGAAAGGGAACAAATGCATACGTTCTGTTCTCGGTGACGCTCCCGTAGCGCAGTCGAACGACAATGAATGACGTTTTCGCCAACGCGGTATGGCGGGGACGGGCAGCACGACACTGGTCGACGGCTTGCCCCCTTTTTTGCAGGCTGATTACCTCAAGCCTTTTATTTCAGATGAGTTGCGCGAGTCGGCCACTCCGACATCACACGACAGTGGTATACACCATCACGCTTTCGCCAAGGATGGGGTTCCACCTTTAGGTATTGACTGCGGACAGGGATGGGCATATAACACCATCAGTCGTTCAATCTGCGGGCCTTGCCCGTGCCACCATGAGGTGCTTTAATGAGCCACATTCAGCTGGGTATTTGGTATCCCCTTAAGACAAGGCGCACCTGCGCTACTTTCACCTGCTCCAAGCGCGCACGCTGGAGCCGAATGATCCTCCCTACAATCACACGCAACGGTCGGGCCGCTGCTTTTGACCTCGTTTGCGGCGAACACAAGCGCTCTCTGATTAAGAGGGGGTTGTGATGACCAACACCACCCCTTATCCCGACGAGCTGCAGACATGGATCGATCTCATTGATCGCACCCTCGATCATCACGTTCCACCTTTCACTGAGGCCGAGCTCCGCGCTTGGGCGCGGGATCGCTGGGGTGTTCTGGCCGATGCCTGGGAATCCCGCATCGCGGGCAGCAAACACACCATGTGGGTCATCACATGGGGCGCTGGCCTCGATCAGTATGTTGCTCACACCAGCCAGCGCATCACGATCAACGACGCCCTCCGCCAGACCATCCTCGGCCTGCCTTCCGAGGTGCGGAAATGATCTGCGCGGAAATGATCTGCAAATGGTGCCTCGCTCGCATCCGCCCCAACGGCGTCGGCGACTGGCTCGACCAATCCGACGATCCGGAGCTCTGCCCTCGAAATCTTTCGCAAAAGAAACACGAGCCGCGCAAAAGACCTCTCTTCGTGGCTATCGGCGTGAACGTCATGGCAGGCCATCAAAAATGGGCTGTTGCGCGATCTCACACTTTCGCGAGACGCATCGCGGCAGCCCTTAACAAGCACAAACCCGAGTCGCGAGGCTACTAAAATGTTCAGTACACTTCTGCTTTTGCTTGTGGTTTCTCACAGTCGCCGATCCCCACCGTCGCCGCTAGAAATCGCTCATCGCCGTTCGGCCGGCGTCCACGGCAGCGTCCCACGCGCTTCGACCACGCACGACGCTGAGACTCAGCCATCTTAGCTTTTGTGCTATCGGACGCTTTTCTTCCGTAGCTCCGCTTGTGACCGAGGTTTGCCGCCCTTGTCTTGGCGATAGCTTCGGGTGAAGGTTTGAACCCGATATGAGACAGACGTAACTTTGTAATCGTTTCTGGTGAGGATTTCCTGCCTGTATGCCAAGATGCGATCTTAGCTCGCGCCTCCGCTGACATTGGATGTCCACCCCTTTTCCTCGCCGCCTCAGACAATTTCTTTCTATGTTCGTCGGTCTTCGGGCCAGACATTTTCTCGCGCGTCTCAGGAGAAATCTTCCCACGTCCGTTGCCACCGAACTCGATATTGTATCCAACCCGATGATCGAATGACCGGGTAGTAAGAATCCACAGCCTTTCAATGCTATCTAGTTCTTCCTGGGTGTTGATGCCCGTCGCGAGGGGTTCGATGGCAAAGTTGTACCTACCATACTTGACAATAGCGTTCCCCAAATATCGGCAATTTCGCCTACATCTTGCCTCGCTCAGATGGTTCGTAAACCGAGCCTTGATTCTTCCGATTGTCTGACCGATGTAGTATTTCCCGCTCACGAGATTCGTGATCCGGTAGACTTTTCCATCCATTGCGTCTTTCCCTCTACAGGAGTCCAGGGAAGCACTGATCTCGACGTGCATCGGCAGTTTATCAAAAAACTTGGGAAGATAAACGCCTTCACCTCGGGGTCCCACATTCCCTTATCCACTTCGTATATTTTACCATTCATTGCGACGTGGGAACGACGCGGTTCCTTGCCTGCATGGCTGTGCATCCAAACACTTTGTTTGATTCCCAATTCGAGTTGTCTTGCTCTCTGAACTACGGCTGAACTTTTGTTTGATTGGTCCCTGCTTATCAGCACAGCCCGGTTCGCCGCCACGTGGTAACGCGCCCGAATCTCCGCTGCCATCGACTTGAGATCGCGCCCTGCCGCGTAGTTGCGCATCACGATACCCTCGACCTCTTGCAGGTATTGTGCCGGGATGGATCGTATCAGGCCGACATTCTCCGCAAGCGACGCCTCAAGCGCATCCCGCATGGCCGGCGTGAGGGTGAACTCAATCGACCAGCCAGCCTCGCGTAGCGCCATCCGCATAGCCGCGCTGGTGCCCCTAAATTGGTTCTTGAGGAACGATGCGGCAACCTTGGGAGCCATGTCGTCGAACTTGCCCTGCCAGCGCTCCGCCAGCTTCCTGAACTCGAACTGCATCTGCTCTGCCGGGGTTGAGTCTTGCGCCAGGACTGGCGGCGCGGCCTTGCGCTGGGCCTGTAGCCAATACTCAACAGAATCAGCCATCTCCCGTATTAGAGCGGTCATGCGCCGCTGATACCGCTGCCGGATACCAGCGTTCGGCCAGATTGCACGGATTGCCTTTACTTTGCTGGCTTGCATGGCTCACTCTTCGGCGGCAAGCCGAGTACCGGATGTGATGTGTCGTTGCTCATGCGGTCCACCCATCCACAATCGACTTCATATTTTCCCGAAGTTCTTCTTGCCAAGCGCCTAATCTGTCCCTCGTGCCAGGCTTGCACTCTCCTCTGCTTCATCAGGCGGCGCAATCTCCTTGGTGATGTCTATTCCTTGGTATCCGCTATCAGGGTCACGCGCAAGGCGCTCACGCTCTTCTTGCGCGTCAAGAACGCCCCGGTCGATATAGTTCCCCGCTCGGATGCTGTCGTTATTGCGCATCGTCGAAAGTTCAAGCTCTGTCATCTGGTAAAGCGGTACGAAATCAAACGTAATGTCGGGATCGATCTCGCCGAATAGCGAAAGCTGTACGAGGTTCAGCATGGTCCCAATCGGTAAGCGGTCATGCGCTTCCTGCTGCGAGTGAATCCAGTCGTACCAGACTCGGATCTCGCCCTCTGCCACGTTGCCAAAGCCGGATGGGGAAATGCCCGTCATCACCACGGCCGGCTCGCGGCTCGCAGAACACATCTGCTCCTGTGCCTGAGACTGTAGCTCGTGGAGTCCGCCGAGGGGAACTGCAAGCTGCTCTAACTCCTCGCGGTCCTTGTCTAGCACCATGACACCCTTATTGCTGCGCGTGGCCGTGAACAGGTTGATTCGGGAAAACAGGTTTGAGCCATCGTCCCCGCCGGTAAGCACCTGGTCCATTGCCGTCTTGAGAACCACGATAGAGAAATTGTTGATGAGGTCTGAAACGCTCTGCCGGGTGCGCAACCAGTTGTTAACGTAGGGTTCGACAAGCTGCGAAAGACTGATGCCGGAGAAATTGAATCCAGGTTTGAAGATGTCGGGAACCTCGCGGCTCACCATGATAATCATGCGCGTGGCGTCCCAATGCTGACCCATCACCCACCAGCTATCCGGCCTGTAGAAGTTAGGACTGGAAGGATCGAGCGCGTTGTACATCAGCGGCGTAGTCCAGATGGGATCGACGTTCTTGAATCCTCCCAAGCTCGCTTTCTTGACCGTGCGAGGATCGATCACCAGCGGTGTCGTTACGTCCGCGCCTTTGACGTTGACAAGAATCTGGCCCGTGCCATAAAAGGCGTCATCCTCGATTGCCTTGCGCATGACATGCTGCACGCCCAACCGCGTAAGCTCCTGCTCAATCGCGGTGATCTTTTCCTTCGTCTTGGCGTCATCATCTGCAGATGTGCTGTTGATCTTAATCCATTTGCGGGTGCGCTCGCTCGCCAGTGCGGTTGCCATGTTGCGGTATTCCACCCGCAGCGCCAAGAGCATGAGGTACTGGTATCCAGGGAAGCCTTCGATGTTGCTGTAGGCATACATGCCTGAGCCGAACGCGGGTGCCGCATCCATCGCCAGCCTTGCGCACTCGTAGGCCGTCTCATCGTTGGCCACTTGAGGTTGTTGGCCTTCAGGCACCACGCCGCGCGGTATCACGGGAGGCTTGATTGGGTAATGCGGGCGAGGTGCTTCTTCCATTGCCTTGTACAGCGCCGCACGGATGCCGTATCCGGTCGGAACTATCTTGGCTGGGCGCCCTGCGTTTTCTCGTTTTCCACCGCTCGGCATTTTGATTATCCTTTGATTTCCTGCAACTATTCAAACTACCACATTGTACCGAGTATGTACCAGTTCCCGCATCTCTTCACGAAGATACACACGGTCGGCATAGTAGTCTCCAAGTTTCGTCCACCCGCCCCGCCAGTCAAAGAAGCGGGAACCTCGCCAGCTTGGGAAGCTGCTGCGTAGGCCGTCAACAAGCCGCAACTGGCTTTTAGTGTACATGATAGGCTCTTGTTCGACGCTTCTGCGCTTTCTCATTTTACCCCCTCATTGCGGCAGCAATTGCCGCGTCGCTGACTAGAAGTGATGATGTGACCGGGGAGGCAAACGCCATGACAAACGCATCCGCCAGATTAGGCGACGGCACAGAGCCGCCAATCCGAGTAGACTTCGCGAGGTCCTCTTTGCTCTCCACCTTCACCCTGCCATTGCGGTCGAAGTCGCGCTTGGGAGTGGAGAGTTCTGTTTTCAGCTTCTCCAGATGCGGCATCTCGCTGGAAATGCTGATTAGCTCATCGTCGTTGAACTTCTCGCCCCGGTTGATTGCGTTGTAAGTATTGCGGAATCGGTCGGCGATCCCCCACCACGTCTGGGCCTTGAGATTGCAGAAATAGTCTTTGTTCTTGATTCGGTCTTGCCGGTCACTGGCATAGTATTCTTCCGGACGCTCGACTGCGGCTCCGGCATTGAACTTGGCATATTTGCGCCGGAGATGTTTGTCGCGTACCTGGTTCAATTCATCGAATTTCGCTCCGCATGATGCCCCAACGCCGATAGAGTCGTACCGAATCTCCGCCTGTCGCTCAGACGCCGCAGCGTAGGTCCGCATACAAGACTTGAGTAGCTCATCCTCGCGCGCCCGCCACTCGTCAGACCAGAGGGCCACGCTGCCATGCGAATAGACGTTCGCGCAGGCGTCCTCCCCATCGTCGGCCACGTCGAAGCCGATGATGTGCTTTCCTGTAGCCTCAAAGCCTAGTTTGAGATGCGCGTCGATTGCGGCTTCAATCCAACTGCGCTTAATTACCGTCCCCTCAGTGTCTTCACGCGGGTCTCCAAGGTAGATGTGTCGGTAATCGTCCTCTGACTCTGAGCGCGTTCGCTCGATTACCTCAAGCATCGTGTGTGATAAGAATGGGTTCTCGTCATAGTTGATCTTGCGCAGAATGTAGCGGGTGGGTGGATTGACCACGAATCGCTGGTAGGCAAAGTCACTGGCAAACATCGGATTGAAGATGAGCCATATTTGCGACCCCTCTTTGCGGATGGTCGGCTCCAATACTTCCCATTGCTCTTTCGTGAGGAAGTGCGCCTCCTCAATCCAGAGAACGTCCACATCCTCAAGAGATCTGATTTCCTGTAGATTGCGGGCCAGCCCATAGAATATAAACTCGCTGCCTGTAGTTTTATGAACGATTGACCGATCTGTAATATCAAACTCTGCCGCCAGCCCAAACCGTTCTATTTGCAGCTTGAGAACCGTATACACAGACTCCGCTATTTTGTTCTGGAATTGACGCGCACAGCAGAAACGGACTTTGAGAGTCGATGCCAGGAAGATGGCAAACCCGGCAGCGTCCCAGCTATTATGGGTAACCGTGTGATCCTCAAGGAGAAACAAGTGATCCCCTTCGAGGCTGAAACCGGCATATTCTCCCTCTCCAATGGACTCCACGTGTAATACGTTGCGCATCAGGTCTTTGTGTCTGTTCTGACACTTAGCCTGCTTACGTGAAAGCAACGTAGGAATCTGGTACAATTCCCCGCAAATGCTGATTTGATTGGTGGTTCCTCTGACATCTCCGCATTGAGTGTTCGCAGTCGAGCGCGTCACTCTAAACCCCAATCCAGCGCACAGCCGCACAATTCCTTCGGCGATTGTGTCCATTGTCTGACTGATAATGATAGATCGCCTTGATTCTTGATAACAGCCATCGGAATCAATGAGACCCGCGAGCAGTTTCAATCTGTCTTCCCGGCTCGCCTTTAGGTAGCAAAGCGGAATCTGCTCTGCATAGCCTTTCAAATAGTCCACAATTTCCTGATCGGCAGTCGTTATCAACGGCTCTCTATACAAACCGTCGCCAAGCCAAAGGCCGATGAAATAAGGGTCAACGGGAAGCGGATCATCTGACGGAAATTCAATTGCATCTGCTTTGTATCCAGCGAACTTGCCTCGCCACCTGGGGGATTTTGCGAGGTATTCCCTCACTGATAGATTCACAATTTCCGGGTAGTCTGGGTAACGCCCCCGTGATCTCCGAAGATTCCCGCTCGGCATCGTACCGCCAGTATCCCGCGCACATCCTTGCTGCTTTTTGAGGCTTAGGATGTGATCCCCATTGACTACATAATCATATCCATAGCTTTGATGGACTTGGAACATTTCTGCCCGTCCGCGTGTTGTGCCGGTTACGGCTCTCGGTAGACCGTCTGGCCCCATCAATCTATCCCCTATGCACACATCTTCAACAGACCGAAGAGAATAGTCTGACATTACCACTTTGGTTCCAAGCGCCAAACACTTGCTTGAGCTACGTCCCCCATACAGTACCCGGCCACGCGCTGGCGTCTCCCAAAAAGCGCGCAAAACGGGATTTAAAGTTGGGGCTTGGGCTATCGTGCTCATTTCGACTTGCACCACTTTTGATGACCGTTAAGAGCGCCGCAGTCCGAGCAACCCCTTACGGCTTGCGCATCTCGGCAAGCGTTCGCGTCAGGTACGGTCCTGAGCTTTATTAGTCCCATCTGGTACTAGATTGTACTACTTCTTTTCAACCAGCCCCGCGTAGAAATCGTTAAGCGAACGAACGACGATTGGACCATCGTTAGGTCCGGAAATCGGCTGCGAGACCTTTCCATAGGCTCTGTCTGTTAGATATATGAGCGTTTTGAGGCGAACGTTCTCATCATCAGACTCAGCCAACTCCTCCCATTTCTCTCGACCCTTGATTTTTACAAACAAAGCCTCAGCGTCAAATTTTCCAAGGTGTTTTACTAATCCTTTGATAGTGCTAGGCTTCCGACCTGCCCCTTGTCTTTTTCCACCAGACGCCATTTTGATTACTCCTTACTCGTTAGGGAGTATCAAAATTTCAAGAACGGGTGAAATTTTGATACTCCCCACGCCTGGCGATGTAAAGTCAGCAACCCGGCGCGCCGAGTTAGGGAACAAAATCTCGTTCCGATACGGGATACGCTTGCCGCATTCGTTGCACACACGGTAAACCTGTCCGCCATTCTCGCTGAACGGCCATGAGCGCTTGTTCGCAGGATGACGGCAGCCGAAGAAGAACGTGAAAATCGCATCCATTACGCCCGACTCGAACATCTTTCTGTCCTCCATGTGAGCCACCGTACTCGCGCCCGCTTGACACAGAAGTTGCTGCGTCTGTTCGGGTGTCGGCTCCATGCGAAATTTGTAGACCTTGCGTTGCCTAGACATTTGCCTTCTTCCAAAGAACTATACCAGATGTGGCAGTATACTGTCAAGAACAAAAGGCAACGGCAAGAGCACGGCTTATATCCCCATGCCTGAAGGCAGGGGCTTTACGCCGTTTTTCGGTAATGACGCACCCCCGGCGCACCCATTCCATCGCACAGCAACTTACCTCGGAACATGGTTACCATTGCGACCCACGTAGTGGACAGTTCAGACTGTCGTCCCGAGACCGTCGCATTCTCGTTTACTGGCAGG